CCTCCTTAGTCTTCAACAAACTAATGGTAGCCGTTATTTCAGGTGCTGACAATGGCTCTTTTCTAAGCCATCCGAGGTGCTAACATTTTGGAGACCTTTTGCGCAATTCCTATTTTACCGAAAACAGATATTGTCTAGTAGACCTTTTAAATGGCTGTTCCATAAGTCGGTTGCTACTTTTCCTACATTGTCGAAGAACGGTTGCAAAATATTCGTCCATAAATCTTTTACCAAATCACGAAGCGTCCCAAGTACAGAGGTTACGTTGGTAATCACTCCTTGTATCTGTGCTTGATGTGCGCTTATCCAGTCACTAATCCCTTTGAGACCATCACCAATGCCGTTAAGAACCTCAACAACGATTCCACCAGTCCACTCGGCAATAGGCTTTAAAAAGTTATTGAAAAGCCATAGGGCAAGAGGCTCCAATGTGACGATTACACTATTGAGAACATCAAACGTGCCAGATAAAATGTTGAGATAAGCGGGTACTACATCATTAACTACCCACTTTGCCAGTGGTGCAAGCACATTTTGCAATGCCCACGCGAGTCCTGCCCCCACGTTTTCAGCAAATGGTAAAAATGCTTTCTGCAAATCGGAAAGCCCTGTTTTAATACCCGAAAAATCAAACCCTGTTGAAAATGTCTTTTTTATTTCATCCCAAGCATTAATTACCTCATCATGAAACTGTTTGTTGGTGTTATAAAGAATTACCAAGGCTGCAACAATAGCCGCAATTGCTAATGCAACCGCAACTGCAGGATTTGCCGCTAAAGTAGCAAATGCACCTGCGATACCGGATACAATGCCCGATACAAAAGTTATTGTCTTGAAAAGCAGGAAAGCTCCTACAATTCCGATAATTACATCTTTTATAGGCTGCTCATACTTCTTGACAAAGCTGTAAATATCGTCAAATATTGCTTTTATTTTTGCCCCTGCCGCCTGCGCATCTGCTATTTGCTGCGGGTCAATGAGCGGTTTTGCAGATGCGGCACCGAAGTTAGTATTTGTCAGCCCTGCATCAGTGGCGGTGCTCGATCCAGAAGATGCATCACTGCTTTTAGTAAGTGTGTTAACTTCATCAAACCCCGAAACACTGCTTTTAGCGGCTTTTGCAGCAGCCGCCAAGTTCTGCAGAGCTGTTACGTTTTTGTTCAACCCATCTGCGGACTGCTGCGACTGTGCGTAAGTCGTGCCAAAAAAGCCGGATATAAACGCCGCAATGTACGTCATTGCTTTTGCTAAGGCATTAATCAATGAAGTTAATGCCGGCAGTATCGCCTGATAAATAGGATTGAAAGCCGTAAGAAACTGAACTTTAAGATTATTCAGCGAGTTTGCAAACGCTGTATTGGTATCGAGTGCATTAAACATGTATGTGCCAAGGCTTTGGATACCTTTTATCAACAGGCCATAAACAATCAAATTGCGAAAAATCTGTGCTTGAATACGACCTAACGATTGCTCAAAGCCGCTTGCTCCGCTGCTTGCTGCTTTAAATCCGCTATCGGCTTCTTCCGCACCCGCCGCCGCTTTACCACCCGCCGCACCTGTATCTTCTAGTCCTGCATTGAGATCAGCTATTGCCGCAGCGGTTTTATCCGATTGCGCCGTGAGAGACTGCAACCGTGCTTCGGTGTTTAATATCTGTTCCTGTAATTGTGTAGCTGCCGGACTTTGAGCACCCGCGCTACTTGCGACTTCATCATATTCAGCCTGCAGCTGTGCAAGCTTTTGGCGCTGTAAATCGGCGCGGGCATTGATATTGTCAAGCTTTGCGGTCAGTGTTTCCAATGCTTCTGATGCCGCCGGTGCTTCCTGCGAAGTGCCGGAAAACATACCTGCAAGTGACTGTTTTACTTGTAAAGCCATTGCCTGTAATTTCTGCAAAGCATTCATTTGTGGTTCCGTATCAATCGCCGGAGCATCTTGCGGTGCTGCCGCCGTATTTGCCGCGCCCGTTGCTATTCCAGAAGCTCCTGTAAGCTGCACCGGTTCGTGCAGAGGGCTGCCATTCCCCATGCTGTTTAGTGATTCATTGTATCGGGCGGCGGCGCGTTCTGCTATGTCGGCGATTTCCTCCATGCTTTGAGATTTCGCCTGCTCTGCTTGTTTGGCAGCTTCAACGGAATCCTTTTGGGCGGCATCGCTTGACTGCAACGCCTTTGATGTTTGCGTGGCTGCTTTAGTTACGGCACTTGTAGCCTGCTGTCCTGTGCTAGCAGCAGCCTTTGACACATCCTGTAAAGATGCCTGCGCTTCTTTCAACCCCTGCAGCATAGGCGCCACATTTGCCGTTATAACTACCTGTAATTCCTCAAGTGTCATTGCTCCCAAGTGCCGCCGCCTCTTTTCTTATAATCTTCACTGTGCGCCAAAACTTGTTCTTTCATGATCTGCCAGCGTGGTTTTTGTTCCGGCTGCGGCAGATCATCAAACATACCCGGAAAAACCTGTTGAATTTTTGGGAACGAGCCGCCGCCAAAAGCCACTCCAATACTTGCACTAAACAGTGAACCTATAGTATAGGTTTGTACCGCCTGCCATTTGGCGTGTTCGTGATATCCCTGCACAGCGTTAAGAATTTCACCGACGGTCATTTTCCAAAAGCGTATAGGGTCAACACCCGCCTCCATAGCAACCGGTAGGAGTTCATCTATAAACTGCGTTAGGCTGCCGAGACGTTTGCCTGTTCCGCTGTTTCCTGCGGCGCTTCCACCGCTTTGGGTAAAAAACCCGACACCTGCAAAATTTCCTGCAGTATGCCGAAGAAATCCATGTAAGAGCCGCCCGCATCAATGTAGTTGTCATATAGTTCATATGTAGTATCGAGTGTTATTCCATGCTGATATTTTCCCAATGAACCATGTAAAATCGTCACAATATCACTGACAAACGGCATTGACATGCCCGTTATATCGTTGGTGTTCCCGTCCTGCGCGCCTTTGGGTGCCATTCCGAGTAAAACGTCAAGCACCGATTTACCAAGCTTTTTTTCAACATCAACCGTTGTCTGTGCCGTGAGGCGCAACTTATATTCAGTGTTTCCAACTGTAATTGTTGTATATAACATATCTTTTTACCTCCAAATTTAAAGGGCGACATATAGCCGCCCTCTTGTTTATTATGATCCTGTTGTCGGATTGACTACTGTGATCGCACTGTTGAGCATCAGCGTTGCTGTAAATGTGAGAGCTTCACCGGCTTTTGCCGCAGCCATGGAATTTGATACCTGCGCGTTGAAATCATGCTTTGTTCCATCTGGGTATGTAACTTCAAATGGTACAATAGATCCCGCTACTTCAAGCCCTTTGAGAATGCGGAAATTGGATGTATCACTGCTGTTGTCGTATAAAAATACAAACGCTAGATCCCCAGGGTCATTCAGCCCCGAAATGTATCGCTTTGAACTGTCTGCAAGCGTTGTCACATCAACCTTATCCGGCTTGCCGCCCATTTCAGGTATTTCCTGAATATCGCCGATGATGGTATAAGATGTACCACCGGGCGTGGGCATATAGCCAAGTGTGGTATTTTTAGTAAGTATTCCTGTTGCTTCTGCCATTAAAATCATCTCCTATCGTGAATATAAATTCCCGTCAATCGCATTAAATGTCCCTTGGTACTTCATACTTTGATGCCGATAACCGGACGGGTCGGGTATAGGCTGCGAAAAGGTACGCCGAAATCCAAGCCCGCGCATTGCAGTGTCTGCCGCGGCTGTAATGGTTTTGCAATCCGGTACCGTCAAGGACCACACATCAATCTGAAACGAGACTTTTGTGAGAAGGTCGCTATTGTCATTACTTGAATTACCGTTGTCAAAATATGATATAGCGGGCAAGGTTTCAAAATCGTCAGGATAATAAAAAAATACGTTCGAGCATATAGCTTCGAGCGCATTTGCAACCGGTGAGGATAAATCAATCATATTGTAAGCCCCCGCACTTCCATATCGGCGGCTTTCTTGATATTGTCGGGTAATTCCTGCGCATGTGCCTCATATGCAGGCCACAGAAAAGGTTGTGCTGGTTGACCTTTGGTATGAACGAACCGGCCTAGCTTTTCACTGTAATATGACCAACCTTTTTGCGTGTAGGCAAGGTCACCCGGGTATTTATCAGCAACCGGTGTTTCTTCACCTACCGGCCCAGTGCCAAACTCAACATAAACGCCATGTTCAACCGCTGTTCCGGCCGCACCTGATATAACGCCGTCCTGCTCTTTGGCTTTGTGCGCATCGCCATAAGGTTCAATGCTTTCGCGGAGCTGCCCTGTATCCTCCGGCGCATTAGCCTTTGCATCTGCGGTTATATCCATGAGCGTTTTATTGACACCGTCTGTTGCAGCTTTTGCCACATTGCCGCCAAGGGCTCCGAGCTTTGCCATTAGACTGTCCATTCCCTTAAATTCAAAGCCCATGACGTCACCTCGTCCCTGCAAGAATAAAAGTGTGGGTCTTATTTGGCTCTACATGTTTAACATACAATTCTGGTTCAGTTAAAGCAGAAGAAAAAGCAATGCCCCAACCTTCTAAAACCATAACTGTTGGTGGCAGGAATATTTGTTTTTCACAAGTTACATGGATACCATACTCTTTGAAAGCAAGGTCGCCGGAATATGCTTGAACATTGCCAACGGCATGCACTGGCTCTTGCCATGCTGTGATACTTGATTTATACACAGGGTCTTTTGTTGTTATGGGTTCAAACAGATACACATCGTCATTATAAAGCGCTGTAAAATATCCCGCATAAACTGAAAAATCCATTATGGCCACAACTTTCTAAACGATGTGAGCATAGTTTTTTCACCGTCGGTCAGCTCATTTGACAGGATAAAGTTTTCGGGAGCATTACGAAGTTTCATAAAGTGAACCGTCTCTTTTCCTGTGGTTATGCTTTCAACGATTTGCGGCGATGCTTGTTGACCATACCCATTAGCACGATAACGCTCCGTGACCATTCCTGCGAGTACGAAATTAATATCGCCAGTAGTAACTGTAAGCTTGCAGTATCTCAATGCAAGGCCGGTTACAAAGTTACAGATATAGGTTAAAATACCGTCTTGACTCTTATCGGTGATACCGAGCAATGTTTTAACCTGCGTGAGTAAATCCAAATCAATCACCCCTTAAAAGGGAAAGGCGGTTATTTGCCGCCTTTAAGTTTTGCGATAATATCGTTCTTTTGGGTGAGGCCTGTTAGGTCGATTTTTTCACCCGCAGCGTAAGCCTTGAGTTCCTCAATCTTCATACTTGAAAAATCAGGGAGTGCCTTGTCGGTTACAAGTTCAAAGCCCTGTGCTTTCAACTTATCAACCTCGTCCTGTGATTCGACAATACGGTGAACATTTAAATTTTTAAGTTCAAACATGATTCATACCTCCCTTACGATGCTGGCGCAGTGTTGACGCGGACAGCAGTTAATTTGTTGTTCGTAACCCATAGCTCATGGAATTTACGGTATTCGATAAGCCACGCCTGCGCGAGCTGGTTCGTAGCTGGGTCAAAAATCTTCATCATGTCCGTTTTGCTGACTGCGATAGGCGCGCGGCGTGCTGAAATAATCCAGTTAATCGCAAGTGCGCCTGTTGCGGGTGTAAAGCCGCCACCAGTCTGTCCTGTGGTCGAACCGTCGTTAAACGTGTATGCCGTTTTCAAACGCGCGGAAGGAACAGAAAGAATCGGTGTTCCGTCCAAAGACTTCACTTTGAGATTCACGCTGCCTTGTGCAAAATCGGAAACCTCGAGGAATTTGGAAACGCTGGCATCCTGCGAAAGCAAGTTGGCAACAGGTCGACTCATAGTGACAACCAGAGGCTCTGTCTCTCCGACAGCATCCTGTACTGTGGAAATGTCGTCCTGCAGAGCATTGAAAATCTTAGCACCAGTCGCCGTGGTATCAAAGCTAACCGTATTTCCGGCTGCGATTGCAAGCGCTGCCAGTTTACTATACCGATACGCGTCCACTTCTGGAATAACCTTGGTACGCTGAAATTCGCCCATGACATTTCCGGCGGTTGCAACAAAATTGCTTTCGTCAACGTCCATAGCATCGAGTTGGAACTTGCGACCTCTATCCTGCGTCAACTGATAAGTGCCATAGGATAATGAAACACCGCCCTGCACATACCCGTCGTCACGGTCGTAGTTGCCAAGACCGTCCATGCTAATCATGGGGATTTTAACAGTATCTCCGCCGGAATATTTGACCTGTCCGGCATTGCTTTCCATCCAACCGGAAGTCGCACCCTCAATCATTTGCTGATCGAGTGCCTGCATAAAGATGGTTGCCATTTGCAAAGTATTAATCATTTAAAACTCACTCCTAATTACCCTTTGAGGGCATTTGTAAATGTATTGGCGACAGCCGTGTTCTCAGGGGTCGTATCGACTTTGCCGCCATTAAAGCCGTTCCCCACCTGTGTTGTCGTGACCTGTTCAAACAGATAACCACAATCCTTTTTAAGCCCATCAATTACACCATCAAGCCCATCCACACTACCATCGTCTTTGAGTGCAAGCTTCGATTGGTCAATTAAGGATTTGATAGCCGTGGAGTTTTTGCCTTTGGCCTTTGTAATGCCAAGATCAAGCGCGGCATTGAGGGAATTTTGCTTGATTTTGCCGTTAAGCGCATCAGTATCGGTCTTGTACTTGCCCTGCAGCTCGTCATACTTTTTTGACAATTCTGCATTGTCACCAGTCGACTTTTTCAAGTCTGCGATATCCTTGTCACGGGTGGAAAGTTGTTCCTTTAGCGCCTTATTGGTTTCGTTGATTTCGTCCATGCGTGATTTTGGGATATAGGTATTCTTGATATCGTTGTCGTGCTGCTCGATTACCTTTGTTATCTGCTCGTCAGTTAGACCGAGCGCTTTAAGTGCTGCTTTGTCCATAATAAAAGACCTCCGTTCAAATTACGCTTTTTAACGTGGGTATCGACCACGGAATCTGTCTCGTTCTTTTACGCCTGCGATACCAGAAAGGCGAAAATAAAAGCGCCCTGGTTGGGACGCTTTTAGGCTGTATTGAATTTGCATCCAAATAGTTGTAATATTATGTCGAAAGTGAGGTGATATTTTATGACTGAGGAATTTAGAACCTTCAAATGCTGGAGATACAAAGTGAACGCGACCATTCGATAGGTTTATGACGCCGATTCTGATGGGAATCAAAAGCTCATATACACAACCTGTTTGTTACAAAGTCAGGGCAAGAAGTGTCATGGTATGCAGGAAGCAGATAGGCCGTGTCCTCTTGTGCATCATTTGGAAGAAAGTAGGTCAACCGAAGCATCTAGAAGTTCATCGTTGTAATCCGAAGGAACGCAATAGCAAAAACGTCTAAAACAGCATCCAACACAGTGTTGTTTTACTTTTTTGCAATGCCGCTTGCAATTTTTTGAAGAATTCTTTGCTATCCATTGTCTTTTCAACCTCGCTTTCAAGCATAATAAAAGGCCGCCTGTTCGGTGAGCTTAGGTATGAAAAAAACCACCTTCATTACTAATAGGTGGTTTAATCCTTGATGTGATTAGGACATTTCAAACAAATTTCTTTGAAATTTTCCTTCGTAACGGCTTCTTGAAGTGCTGTGTATGCCGGTGCATTGTCCTCAGCAACCATTGCTATGTCAAAACACTCACCCTCGCCGTCAATTTCCCGATTTATTAGGGGGCACATTACCTTGCGCATATTTTTCTATCACCTCACGAATTTTATCGGGCTCACCTTTGAACTGATCCGCTTTATATGCGGTTCTTATGTAATTGCCTTCGACATTGACATATGCCGCGCCATCTTTGGAATAATAATTTTCAAATTGGCCATTCCATTTTGTAATTGAGACATCGGCTTGCTGAATGAATCCTTTAGCCTCCTGCTCTGTTACAGCATGGTTACGGTCCACATTGACATGCTCATCATCAAAACCAAGGCTTTCAATGTCGATATCTTTGACAGGAATGCTTATCTTTCCTTTGATACCGAGTTGCTTTAACTCTGAAACCATCGGATAAGCTTTTTTTAACCGTTCCCATTCATCAGGATTATTATACTTTAAATCTTGGAAGTCTGCAATCTTCGTTGGTACATCTTTACCAAGGACTTTTGACATTGCCTGTTGCTGTGCTGAATCACTTTTCAGATTGCTATACCGTTTCTGCGCATTTTCAAGACTGTCGGCGCCGTACTTTTCGGAAATTTCCTTGCGCCACTGCTCATATGTCATGCTGCGGTCAACCTTATAATTCTTGCCCGTTTCAGGATTGCGGGCTATTCGTGTGCCTGTAATTTCTTCGCCTGGATAATATGCAACCGTGGTGCATCTGTCGTTTGGATGAATAGGCGGCAAATTAACGCCTGTTTTAGCATCGGCAACCTTAAAATGCTTGCCGTCCAAAGCCCCACAAACGCTGCAGGTGCGTGCATCTAGCGTGGCAAGGAAAGTATAATCGTCAACGCCCATCGCTTTATATGACTTGATTGTGGCGTCGTTATGCATACGGTTGATTTCAGTTCGTACAAGGCGTTCAGATGCGTATGAAGCAACATTGAAAAGGTCTTTAATATCATGCGACATTTGGGCAGCACTTGCACCTGACGAAATACCCTCATCAATGATTCTGCCGGCTTCCTGTGCGACTAGCTTTGTGTTTTTCCAAACACGGTCAGAATAGTTTTCGCCTTTCCATTTGTTTTCGAGCGCTTCGGTTACTGCTCGCTGTGGCAGAGGTGAAAAAGCGATATCCTGCTCGGCTGCCTGTGCTGTGCCATGCATTGTCTTATAATATGCATCGTCATAGGCTTTGACAAGCTGCTTCGCGCCTGTTTGTTCTTCCTGTTCGGCAAGTGCTGTTGTTTCTGCATCAATGGCTTTGCGCATAGCCTGCGCGCGGCTGATACGATAAGCGTAAGCAGGAGCGTTGAGTTTTGCAAACGCTTCTGCACTGACCGTATTAGCATATTCTTTACGCAACGCCGCCAGTGTATCAGCGGTTTCCTGAACGGATAAAAGCTGTGTGGCGGCTTCCGGTGTAACGCCTGCCGATTTGGAATAGTTCGCAAAAACTTTATTTGCCACTCGGACAAGCCGTGCAGCGGCGCTGTCATAGATTGAACGCAGGCGAAGAATTGTATCAGATGTGCTTTGATATGTATCGGCCTCGCGTTGCAGAGCACGTTGAATCCAATAATCGACTGACTGCATTAATTATCACCGCCAGTATCCCCTGCCTGTGTCTGCGGCGGAACATCATTGTTGCCAAATATCTGTGACCGGCGCTGATCCTGCTGCTTCTGTTGTTCTGCCATGTCTTTTATGGCTTGATTTACATCATCGACAAGCGGATGCGCAGCCAACAACAAATTATCTGGTACAAGTCCGCGTGACTGCATAATCAGTTGTACCAGTGCCAGATCATTTGTGATCCGACTCTTGTTAATAGCCACGGTGACTTTGCTGCTGTCATATTGCGTGCCTTGCTTGCGGTTGATATCTTCGGTGAAATACCAAAACAGTTCCTTGAGCGCTTTTTTCAACTTCAAAATCATCACATTAGCTTTTTCGTCCAAAGGCTCATAGTGAAAAGCAATAGCCGCACCGGAAGTATCGTTGCCGAGGCTATCATCGTAAATGTCTATGCCTTGACCGAGACGGAATATATCAGACCGCAGCATATTAAGCCAGTTGACACGCTCATCGACTGACAGTGTAATCTGCTGGGCGGTAACGCCACTCTGTCCACTACTGTCGGCATCAACGGTAATTGCCTTGTTTATTTGCAACTTTTTTGCAACCTGTGAGGCAATCTCACCGCCATAGCCCTGTATTACCCAGTAGAGCTCCACAAGGTCTATCTGATTATTTGTTGAAGTAGAAGATATCATGTTATAAGCATCAATCAGACTCTTGATTCCGAAACCGTGACCGTTTTTTTCGCCGCCAAGGTCGCTGAAATCACCATCATTATTGTGCAAGGGAATGAACGGCACGCGCCCCCAGTTTTGCGCTTCCTGACTTTGCACCATGCCATCAACACTCGTCACATCAAACCAGTGCGGCATAGGGTTCATTGTAAATGTCGGGTCAAGCAAGTAATTGCCTTGCTCGTCTTCAACGTAATAGGTCACGTCCTGCGCTGTCCACCACTCAATTTTATGGCGTTTAACAGTCTGACTGCCAGTAACAACGTCAAACATGTAAAACCGCACGATATCTTCGAGCGACTTTTGGTGTGAACTATCGTAAAATGCAATCACCTCACCGCCGGGGACAATGCTATACTGCAGATTGCCTTGTAGGTCGTAATATACCTGCAACCACTCAATACCTTTATTAGCTGCACCTTGTATCCATGATGTGAGTGTGTCAGGGAAATCGTCGCCTGTCGTATACGGCATAAGCGCGTTTTGATATGCCTGTTGCCCCGCATCGCCCGCCGTGTCCGAAATTGCTATCGTGGGCGCTTTGCCTGCAATATAAGCAACTTTCTGGTCAACAAGCAACTTATGAAAATTGTGAACATTGTGCATATTGGAATTATTTTTGTTGATAACCGTGCTGATTGTATCATGCTCTTTGCCGTCACTGCTCTCATCTGCCGGTGTTGTGTCATACACTTCTGAACGCCGGAAGTCATGACCTAGAATGTCCTGCTCGCCGACATAATACCGTTCGCCAACAGCCATAAACAACCGCTGTATATTGGTTTCGGCATCATTGAGAATTATTTTTATAATTTCGCTCTGGTTGAGCTTGCCCTCAACAGTAAGTTTTTGCTTTATTAGGTCGAGGTCACTTATGTACACTTTTACACCACCCTCACATTCCTCATATCGTCTTCAAGTGCATACCGCACAGCATCTATACTGTGATTATCTTTATCGGGGTAATCTGCTTTTAAGTTGCCGTTTGCATCGCGTGCCAGTTCATAGCCATAGAACTCACGTGCCGTGTTTGGACACTTTTTGTCATCAATAACGATTTCTTCAAGCCCCTGCAGCCAGTGGATGCCATAGTCCACACTGTCGGGGCCTTTTTTTGCACCTCGGACTCGCAGACCATAACCGCGAACCTCTGCAATACTTTTAGGTTCGGCAGAATCACAAACTATTTCTTTGCCAGTTCCGCCATGCGTTTTAACCTCTGCGGCTGCTTTGAGATTTGACAGACCAACCTTGTAAACCTCATCGTAAATGACAAGGCGGCGTTTCTTTCGGTCGTATCCGCATGCAACAAAGCAAAACGGATCCACCGCATATCCCCAGTCAAGACCAAAACGGTGACGAGGCATTGCATCAATTTCAGCTTGTGTTACTGTCTGCAGCTTAACGTTTGCAAACACTTCGCCGCCGGTACCCGTTGCAACGCCCATATATTCGTGTTCGTAGGCTTCGGGTTTCGTTGCCTTAAGATGTTCAGCCTCTATGATGAACTCCTCACCGAGCCATTCAGGTGGCACAGTGAGATAAGTACTATGATGTTCCAACATACCCGGCATTGTAAAAACTGTCGGGTCGTTCACCCAGCTTCGCTGTGATCGAGGCGGGTTATAAGAATAAAAGACGGTGAATTTATCACCGCCTCTTAAAACAGATTGTTGTATGCTGCGTATTTTTTCAGGACCCTCGAACTCGTCAAGTTCTTCAAACCACAGATATTTTATATACCCCTTGGCGGTTTTGATTGATTTTATTTTTGTCGCGCTATCAGCACCACGAAATAATATTTGCTGTCCTGTAGGCTTGTACGTGAGCCGCAGCGGTGATAATGTTTCCTGCCATAAATGCGGCACTCCAAGTTTATCAATCCCCCACAAGAGCTGTTCAAAGACACTGCCATGCAATTTATCTTTGTATCGGCGGAATGCAAGTGCGTTTGTAAACTCACCGGCTTCGGCATCTTTCATTATGCCGTAAGGTATTTCAGTTCCCACAAACGATGATTTTGTCGAGCCACGTCCGCCGTCAAGCTTATAAAAAGTGTGATTACCTTCTGCAATGTCACGATGAATATCTACAAAAGACGGTGCGATTATGCTACTCAGTTTTATGGAGGTCGTCGACAATCTGTACCATTCCTTCACCAGTAATATTAAGTTTGTCATTGAACATGCCAAGATGCCGTCCGAGAAGTTCAAGGGCTTTGAGCTTGTCACAGAACTTTACTTCACGTTCGAGGCTGTCTCCCTGCTCTGTAGAGGATGTTTTTATTTTCACGGACGAAATAGCCGCCAAATCGTCGTCTAACGCATTAGGAAGAACACGCGCGCTATCTGTGTCGACAACGTTTTTAGGGTTCAGCAATGCTACACGGGCAAGCTCACGAATGACACGGTCGGCGGTAATGCCCGTACGTCGTGACTGCTGAGCGATAGCCTCGTCTATGCATGCGCGAACACCCACATTTAACAACAATCGTGGTCCTTGTGTATCTGCTGTCTTTGTACTGTATCCAGCGCGTATGGCGGCCTGTGTTGCATTCAGGTCGATTAAATATTCGTCTACAAATCGTTGTTGCTTGTCTGTTAACACAGGTCGTCACCTCCAAAATGACATAATAAAAGCGCCCACCGATAAAATTAACCGGATAGCGCTTTTTTTATAAATTATCACAATATAAGAATATCACAGAATCATGTTCTTGTGATTATGATCTTTTAAGTGCTTCATGCTCCAACTAAAATTAACTTCTGCGAATAGCTCTCGAATTACCTTTTGCTTTTTCTTTATAATCAGGTCTTAGAATTTTCTTCTTTTCTAAAAGAATATCGTCATTGGTATCAGTATCGGTTTTCTTGTCGTTATTAATATTAATTTTCATGTAAATAGACTCCTTAGATTTGCCTGTACTCTTTGTATTTAGGACTTACAATTTATTATATCACGTTTTATTTTTTAATCAAGCACCCCGCCAGCTGCCAACCAACGAGGTGCTTTGAAAAAAGGAGACCACAATAATGTATGCTTACTGTACCAACATAGTTCCAATTTGCGTAATCCTGCGGTTTGCCGTGTCATAATACCCTTTGTCAGTTTCAAAACCTATGTACCTGCGGCCCGTGTTCATCGCAGCGACCGCCGTTGTACCGCTACCTATACAACAATCAAGCACAACGTCACCGGGATCTGTGTAAGTCTTTATGAGATGCTCAAATAGCGTGACGGGTTTCTGTGTGGGGTGCAAACTGGTAGTTTCGCGTTTAAACTGCAGCGTCTGCTTAGGGTAATTGGTGTACTCCGTTACATATGTTTTACCTGTTAGCGTGCTGCTTTTATAAACGCCGTTTTTATCGCTGTATTTATCAAAGTGCTTTTGCGGCTTATCGAGTTTAATGATTCCTTGCGGGTGATATGCTGGTGCCTTGTTATAAAACACACATATGTCCTCAACGTTCCGCATAGGCTGATATTTTGCAAAACAGAAGCCGGTCGCGTTGTTTTTAACCCAGTACCAACAATACTTGAAATTCCGAATGTTACTTCGGATTACCGCCGTTGTGAATGGCTGTATAGAAGTCAGAACTGTGGCGCCACCGTCGGCAAGTACGCGGTTCCATTGTTGCCATAGCTCAGGTAGCGGCAGTCTTTTGTCCCAGCTACAGTCTGTCATACCATAAGGCAAATCAGTTAAAATAAGCTTAACCGATTTTGATGGAATTTTTGTCATACCTTGAATGCAGTCCTCGTTGTAAATGATGTTTGTTTGCATGTAATTATACCTCACGTGTTTGGGTTAGTCCCAAGGTATAAGAAAGCGCCTGCTACATGAGTAACAGACGCTTTTTGCAAAATTCCATGCTATGATTATAAGCCTTTTAAATTGCCCCATCGTGCCAACTTTTTAAATTTCAGCAGATAAGTAATATAAAATTAGCCTAACAAACTCAGATTTACGCCTTTTCATCGTTCTCAACGATAATGGATATATCTGTTGTGCCAAACATTCCATAGATGCACCTGCTCGAACATGTTTCTTAAAAAAATTAATTTCTGTATTATCGAAATGTGTAAGCGCCATATCCACTGACAGTATTTCACGAAACTTATTCTTTTCAAGATGCGACAGGTGCATGTCTTGATAAACAGTTCTAAGTGTTGGGTCCGCATATGTACCAAAACCGCCAAAACAGTTTTTGAAATTATTATCTTCTTTGCGGTTTTCGATGTAAAGGTCATAAAACTCGACACGGTTTTTCTCCAGGTCGTGGTATAACCCTAACGCATAATTCCACTTGTAACTCGGTATGGCTTTTGGCGTGTAGTTTCGCATTATCAAACACCACCCCGTTTCTTATATGCCCTTGTGACTCCCTTGGCCTTATTAGCCATTGAACAATAATGATTTACTGTATCCTCCGCCAACCCCGTAGCCGATGCAATTGCGCGGTGTGTCGCTCCGGAGTTTTTAAGCTCTATAACACGGTCATACATGGATTTAACCGGTGCCGGTGGTCGTGTTATAAGGCCCCGCTGCATCAACGTATCTTGCAAACTGGTACAGCCTTTACAACATTGGCGGGTACGATAATGCGCGTTGCGACCTTGACAGGTTGCACACGGGACGGTATGTACGAAACTGATAGTAAAATCATCGTTCATCAGTGGCACCAGCTTTTACTTCCCAACCCCAGTCAATGCAATCAAATGCAGCGTCTTTTGCCATTTCTTCTATTTCTTCGTCTGTTGCGTCGTCTTCGACCTCAAATTCGTCCTCTTGGTCTGTACCGGCATAGCCGATAGATAAATGCCATTTAATTGTTTTCATCCCTTTTCACCGTCCTTGAATATTTAAAACTGCTCATGTGATTTCTCCCTCGCTTTTTCTATTCTCACTCGCAAAGACTTTAACAAAATATCCTGTGTGGTGCTTTTACCCTCAAGGGCATCCATGACGTCCTCGTCCATGCTGCCCTGAACGAGAAGGTTGTGGATGAATACCCGATTTTTCTGTCCCTGCCGATGAAGTCGCTTGTTTGCCTGCTGATAAAGCTCCAATGACCAATTCAACCCGAACCAAATAATGTGATTTCCGCCTTCCTGTAAATTAAGGCCGTAGGCTGTTGACGCTGGGTGCGCTAGAAGAATATCAATCTTTTGGGCGTTCCAGTCGTTTTCATCGTGAAAATCCTTGTATACCCGAACGCGTAAACCTGTTCTGGTCAACGCGGCAATCAGCCGGTCGCGATCATGCTGAAAATTGTAAAACACAAGTGCCAATTGCCCCTGCAGGGCTTCCACCTGTTCGAGAAACGCCTCAATCTTGCAGTCGTGAATTGGGATAACCTTGTGTTCTGCGTCGTACACCGCCCCGTTGCCAAGCTGTAGTAACTTGTTACCCAACGTGGCCGCTGTCATGGCTGTTATCTGGCTTTCGTCGATTTCAAGCAGCATGTCCCGTTCTAACTTCTTATAAGCCCTCGACGCTTTATCGTCCAGTACAACCGGCACGTCGATGGATACACAATCCGGAAGATCCTGCAAATAATCCTTTGCACTCATGCTAATGCAGATGTCGCTGATATGATCCTGTATTGTGTCACCCGCTCCGTCTTTGGGCTTGTAGGAAAAGACCTGCTGCGCATTTCGTTGGTCGGGGTCAAAATACCGTTGACGGAAACCACCTATCGTTTTTCCTAGCCGTTGCCCGCCGTCAAGCAAATATATCTGCGCCCACAGGTCAAGCAATCCGTTCGGTGCCGGTGTTCCGGTCAGCTCCACCATGCGGGATATTTTACTGCGTACCCATGTTAAGGACTTGAAACGCTTAGCCTGGTGATTTTTAAAACTGCTGCTTTCGTCAATCACCACCATGTCGAACGGCCACGCATTCCGGTAATAATCAACCAGCCATTGGACGTTTTCGCGGTTAATAACATAGACGTCTGCCGGTGTATTCAAAGCCCTAATACGTTTTTGCAGGCTCCCCAAAACTGGGACGATCCGTAATAACTTTAGGTGATCCCACTTTACAGCCTCTTTGCTCCAAGTAGCTTCAGCCACCTTTTTGGGGGCGATCACCAAAACTTTTGATATGGCAAAACGGTTGTATTTCAAATCGTTTATCGCGGTCAACGTGATAACTGTTTTTCCAAGTCCCATGTCTAGGAATAAGCCTAACGCCGGGGCGTCTATAATACGCTGGATGCAATATGCCTGATAGTTATGCGGCGTGAAAATCATCCGTCAATCATCATCTTTCCTGTTGCGGCTGCAATAAAACCATCCACCATCCCTTTGCTGTCTATCACCCAAACTTGAAACCCTAGGGTCTTTAAATTATTTTGTTGAAGCTCCTGCAGTGTTGTCGGCTTTTTCCCGGGCGCTTTCAGTTCTACAAAAACAGCCCGTCCACCCGGTAAGCATACCAACCTGTCAGGCACTCCATTGTTGCCGGGGCTTACAAACTTGTATGCCTTGCCGCCAATCTTTTTAACTTCATCGCGGAGATATACCTCAATCGCTTTTTCGTTCATGCTCTCTATCTCCATTCTCTTACTCTAACGCGCGCACACGCACACGTATGATGTACGCTCAAACAGGCAGATTAGGCATATTAGACAGTATACGTGTATGTCTAACTCTCTATATAACTCTTATATATAAATAGATTGTTACCTTGTTACCTTTAAGGGTTAAACCCGCATAAATGCTGTGTTTTTACGGTAACAAAGTGGGTAACAATCTTTTTAATTTGTTACCCTCAAAGGTAACAATCTTTTGAGGTAACAATCACTTTGTTACCTTTCTTTGAAAGCCTCTTTGCGTTTTGCAATACCCGAATTTTGCGGTTTTCTCCATGCGTTCCCAGCCTCCGTTTAACTCGATTATGCCATTAATTTCGGCTGCATCCGTATTTTTAATATACCTTTGATCGTTCCCAAGCGCTTCGCACCAAACTTCTAAAGCACAAACACGCTGACGTACAATCAGTTCGATATTGCCTTTTTCTCCGCCGCCCCAAAACATTTGCCGCTTTTGAAGATCCCACGTACTCCAATCGGATGGAACCTTTTGTTCTAAAAAGTCCTGAATAATACCTTCGTGCGGCGAATGCTCGCGGTGGCTTTCTTGCTCTGACTGCGCGTATTCTTCTAAGTCTTTTCCTAAATATAGGGGTTCTCCAAGCTTCCAACGCATAACAGCCTCAGCCCATATTTGATTGACCTCGTCGTCTAAATCCTTAAATACATTTTTCGAGGGTAACTGTATACCCGTATCTACGGGCCAAAATCGACGGTTACCTGTCTTATCTTGCAGGTACTCTTTATTATTAGTCGTACCAAAAAACACGCAACAGCGTGGGCACTCCTTAACGAGTCTCCCATAGGCTGCACGGAAGCGGTCAATTTGCTGACTGAGAAATTGCTTTACGCGATTTATATCAGAGCGCCTAAAAGCCTCCAGTTCTCCAATTTCGACTATCCAAACACCTTGAACAAGTTCGGAAGCTTCTTTACCCTCAAATGATCTAATACTGTCTGTAAACCACCCGCGTGACATTTTTCGCAGTAAGGTACTTTTACCAATACCCTGTTTTCCGCTTATAACCGTCATAGTGTCAAATTTTATTCCCGGCATCATAGCCCGTGCAACTGCTGCAGTGAAAGCCTTGCGGGTTACTGCCCGGGTGTAGGGGGTATCTGCCGATCCAAAATAATCAACAAATAAGGTATCAAGACGAGGCACTGAATCCCATTCGAGCCCGGTCAAGTAGTCTTTTACCTCATTAAAGGTATGTCTTTTGCTGTGAAGCGCTAAGGCACTATCAACCTTTCCGGGAGCTGAAACGTTATACACTTTTTCTAAATACCAATACGCACCGTCGATGTCGCTGTCTTCCCACGGTCGTTGTTTTACCGAAGGGTTCCAAGGCAGAGAACCAAAAACTTCACCGCGATTAGCAAAAGCATTCATAGCAAATTTACCTTTTAATAAAGGGTCATTTTCGAGAATGATCCAAATGTTATCAATTGTTTTTAGCGGTTGATTAGTCTGAAGGTTTCGCTGCAGCTTTGACATCCAGTTTGCGGCTTCGGCATCGTTATCAGCCGTCACGCCCTCAAATTCCTTGGTTGCTGCTTCGTATCTTTCCTTATTAAGCAGTGATGCGACATTACTGTCCTGCACAGAGAGCTCGCACATGGCGGTGTATGATGGTAGCCGGTTCGTCGGAGTGCCCGGCTGCGCATCATCATCCTTGTCGGCAAAAAGGTGCAGGCGTACAAGGTCAAACGCATTGACGAGCCTTCCACCCGCCGGATCAGTCGCGTGGTGACTAAATAATGCGTACTGAATAACCCATGAACCCGCATAGCGACTGACTTTGTAGGTTAAAAGTGGTATAATAAATGCAAGGGAATCGCATGAAAACCATGAAAA